CGGCGTCGCCCTGCACGATGGCATTCATCGCGTCGCGCTCCGCTTGCTCTTTCGCGTTCTCACTCATTTTCTTCGGCAACGCGGTGGCGCGAATGGACACAAAAGACGTCATCGCCTTCTGCACGTTGTTCGGCGTGAACAACTTGGTCAACAACTGCTCCACCAGAGCGTCTCGCGTCTGCGCCTCTGTCTCCAATGGATTGTGGTTGCCAATGCCCACATTGCGTAAATCGTGGGCTGCCTGCAAATTGGTAGGATTGTTTGAGTGGAGGTAATTCTCGCTCTCGGTCACGACGGGAAACCTCCCTCGCGCTTCGCGAGCTCCTGTTGCCACGCCACCTTCAAGACCTGGTGGTAGTGGCACTTGCGCACCCTCTTCTGTTATCGTTGTCGTGCTGTGCAGAGTGTGCCCTTCCACGTAGGCACGCTGCTGCTCCTCAACGATCGTAGCGACCGCTGCCTGTCGGAAATTGTCGGCAGGGTCAGGAAACACGGGCCTCACAGCGTGCCCAGTCTCACCTCCATCGTCAACGTCGCCATCGTCGCCTCGGAATGGCCCACGTTTATCTGAAAATGGTGGCGGCGGTGTGGACGACCCTCGCGAGCTGTTGCTGCTAGCCTTCACCAAGCGCCAAGCGCTCGGCGTCGGCCCGTTAGCGCAATGCTTGGCATACACACGTTCCCAAAACGTGCCAGCCAGCAACGTGTGCTCACTGATGATTGCTGCCACGCCCACCGTTAACAGCGCTCGGCGCAACGCGGCATTGTCCACACCCGCAACCAGATTCAAAAGTTGGATATCTGCACACGATGGCTTAATGTCCCACTCCTTGCTCGCAGCATGGCGTGCCGCGATGAGTGTGGCATCGGCCACAATGCTCGTCGGTACGAACACACGCTTGCTCACCTCACGAGGTCCCCAGAACTCACGTGGTGCCAAGACGCATGTTGTGTTGTTGCAGCGGACGCACCACTCTGCAACCAGAAAATCACGTACCGAATGTTGCTCAGAGCCGCGTGGACGGCTCAGCATATCCAACTCGTCACGGTGACAAACAGCACAAATCGAAGGCACAGTCGCTCCGAATCGTCCGCCCAACATCGTGACGCCCACAAAGTAGTAGCAATGCCGTATAGGCACCAGTAGTCAGTGGGTAACTACACACTTTGGTTTTACTCTTAGCGACACAGTGCACCTTGAGCCA